AAGACGGAAGCAGACAGACTTGCTGATCAAGAAAGTGCTCAAAAAGAGTATTTTAAAAATCTAACAAAAGATCAGGAAGATTATTACAACAAACTATCTGTTTCTGAGCAATTAGCATTTCAGGAGAAGTTAAAGTCAATAAACACATTGGCAGGGTTGGAAGAAGAGAAGTTAAAGCTAACTAAGGTTGGCGTTAACAAAGATGCTCGACTTGCAACTGAGGCAGAAATACTTGCCGCAAAGAAAAAGATTTGGGAAGAAGAAGTTCAGGAGTATATTAACAAGGAAACAAAAAATACTGGAACTGCTAAAAAATCAGGAATAGCGCGATTGAGACTTGAGAAGAAGTTTGCAGTTGACGCAGCAGATTCAGCAAGAGAAGCAAAGGACTTAGAACTTGAGTATGACTTGAAGATTAGTCTTTTAAAAATAGCAAATGAAACAAAAGTAAAAGACGAAAGAATAAGATTAAACGCACTCGCTTTTGACGCATATGTAAAACAGCTTGATGAAGCAGGTAGAAAGTTTGACGAAGCAGATGCAAAAAAACTAAAAAAAGCACAAGAAGAAAACGAAAAGCTATTAAAATTGTCGAGAGAGAAAAGAGGTGAAGAATTATTAATAGCAGAAGAGGCTCTTGACAAAGAACATGAAATGGCATTGTCAAGAAAAGGTATAACTGAGGATGAAATAAATGCTCTTGCAAAGCAGAAATTAGAAGAGCTTTCATTGTTGAAAGAAAAATACAGAGAAAAAGACTTTGTTTCAGACCAGTCTGTTATTAATGCATTATCTTCTGAATGGGCTAAAGTATTAGTGGCACAAAGTGAAGTGTTTATGGGTTTTGCGAGAGGAATTTTAAAAGTTAGAGCAGGTATGGAAACTTGGGCAGAGTTATCAGACAAACTTGCAGACAAAATGACAACAGGACTTTCTGCTGGATTAGCTGACTTCATAGTAAATACTGATCGATCTGGAGAAGCTTTTAGAGAGTTTGCTGAGAGTTTTTTGAAACAAATAGCAACAATGATACTCCAAGCGCTTATTTTAAGAGCAATAATGTCAGCACTTCCGGGTGGAGCAGCAGCAAAGGTTGTTGGTGGAATAACCAGTGGTTTGTTTAGCAATATCTCAGCAAAAGGATCGGCGTTTAAAAATGGAATTCAAGCGTTTGCTTCAGGAGGAATAGTAGATCAACCAACTACCTTTTCATATGCTGGTGGAACAAAGACAGGACTAATGGGAGAGGCTGGAACTGAAGCGATCATGCCACTTAAGAGGTTGCCAAATGGAGATTTGGGAGTTCAGACTGATGGCTCTTCTGGAACGACATTTAATATCAATATTGGTGTTACAAACAATGGCGGTGAGGGAAATGAACAGAATTCAAGAGAAATGGCACAGATCATTTCTGATACAGTAGAGGCAAAAGTAAAAGCTGTTCTTTCAGACCAGCAGAGAAGTGGTGGAATGTTGAACAATGGAGTGGGGATATAAAATATGAACTTATCAAGTTATTTACCAGAGATTACAGAGAACAATATAAGTAAAGACAGAACAATCTCTTTATATGAAACTAATTTTGGCGATGGATATGCCCAAGTTGGGCCTGCAGGAATAAATCATATTCGAAACACTTATATAGTTACTATTCCATCTATGACAAGAGCACAAAGAAATACTCTTAGTGATTTTTTCATTAATCGTGGGGGTTACAATAACTTTGCTTGGGTTCCCGCAGGAGATATAACTTCAAGATTGTGGAAATGTGAAGATTGGAAATTTCAAATTATAGCACCAGAGTGGTTTCAGTGTACATTTACGATCATTGAATCGTTTGATCTTGGAGAAGACATATAAATAATTAAATGGGGACAGCAATTGCAATTGTTTCAATTTGCCCTTTCAAATTGATTACCCATATTTTAAATCTAAAGGGAGATAAAATGAAGACAAAGAAATGTATTAGGTGTAGTATTGAGTATAAATTGACAAGTGAATTTTGGAGTAAAAGAAGCTCCGCTAAAGATGGATTCTATTATTATTGTAAAACTTGTAGAAAAAAAGAAAGATCAATACATAAAGATAAAACAGCAAAATATGATAAAGAACGTTATGAAAAAAACAAAAAAAAGATCGCTAAACAAAAAAAAGAAGCCAGTGGACTAAGTGCTAAATACTCTACCTATAAGGATCAATTATTTGTTGATAAGATAAGAAAAACAGATAATGATTTTTTAGAGGTAAAATGCAAACATTGTAAAAAATGGTTTAAGCCTATAAACAGACAGGTGAGGCATAGAGTGCAAGCAATAAATGGTAAGTCAATGGGTGAGAAAAATTTTTATTGCAGCCAAGAGTGTAAAGACAATTGTGAAGTGTATGGGAAGAGTCCAAGAACATTGGAAAAGCAAGATGAGTTAAATGCGGGAATATACACAGTGCATAAGCACGAGGGTTTTTATACAGAAAGTCAATTAAAAATATGGAGTAAAGAGGTAAGAAACAAAGCAAATAATGAATGTGAGAAATGTGGAAGTAAAGACAATCTTCAATCACATCACATTAATCCAAAAAGCACCTATCCAGAAAAGGCATTAGAGCCAGACAATGGAGTGTGCGTATGCCTTGATTGTCATAAAAATCTACACGACCAAAGTGGATGCAAAACTGGACAATTGAGAAAATGTGATATAAAGGAGAATATATAAATGCCAGTTATAGAAAATGCATTATTTTTAGACACTCAAAAATTAAGTCAAACCTCTCCATTAATTGATCTGTTTGAGATAGATTTGACATCTGCTGGTGGTAATATTTTCCGCTTCACTAATAGTGTAAGATTTCAAAAAGTAGTAAAATTTAAGGGGAAAATTTACTACCCGATAGACTTCGAAACGAGTGGGTGGGAAGTATCAACAGGAGGTACACTTCCAACGCCATCAATAAAAATGTCAAATATAAGTGGAGTATTAACTGGAGCATTAGTAAAGTATAACGACTTATTAGGGCTTCCACTAAAAAGAATAAAAACATACGAAAAGTATATTGACCAACTTACGTTAAGAGAAGAGGTTACAAAGACAGTTGATCAAAGTCAAAATATTGGTCTTTATGATTTTGGGACTTATTATACTGGCAGAGATGGAGTCTTTAAAATAACAGTTGCACAAGGACAGGGAATATATGTTGACTTTATAGTTGTAAATGGAGTTCAATACAATGCACAGGATGTTTTTGAAGATCCATATGGAGTTACAAGTGGAACTTGGTATCCTGCAAATGTAGATACGTCTTGGGATGATACTGACACATGGGATGACAGCAAATTTTGGAATGAGACAAATAGACTTGCTTATTTTTCAGATGTTGTTGGATCTTCAATTGAATTCAAACTTCCTGATGACGTGACAAGTAATATTATAGTAAAAGTACACAGCATATCTCAATCTAATTCAAACATGGAAATGAATTTAAAGACATACAACTCATCGATTGTTGCAAATATAAACTTTTCAGAAGAGGAGTTTGTAATAGATCAAAAGGTAACAGAGAATAGAGTATATGTTGAGTTTAAGATGACATCTTATATGGACAAAGAGGGTGCAAAGCTCCCAAACAGAAGAATTTTAAAAGATTATTGTCCTAAAAAATACAGAGTGTATGATACAGGAACATCAACATTTCAATATTTTACATGTCCATATAATGGGACAAATTATTTTAATGCAAAGGGAGAGGTTGTTTTAAGCGCCTCAGAAGATAGATGTAATAAGAAATTTTCGAATTGCAGATTAAGGTTTGGGACAGATGTTGAATTGCCATATGGTGGATGGCCGGGGGTTATAAGATGAAATTAAAACAATTAGTAGAAAAAGAAATAAAAAGGCATGCTGAAGAAGAGTGTAAAAAAGGGAGAGAGTCGTGTGGAATCATAGCAAAAGACAAGTACATACGATGTGAAAATATAGCTGAAGAAAATAACAATTTTGAAATAGATTCAAATGAGGTAGCTAAATACATAGTAGATGGAAGTTTACGGGCAATTGTACATTCTCATATAGACAATTTTCATTTATCAAAAGAAGACATGATCGGACAAATAAAAAGTGCAGTGCCATGGGGAGTTGTAAATGTAACAAATGGGACGGCAAGGGGAATACATTTTTGGGGAGAGAGCTTACCAATTAAAGATCTTATCGGTAGAGAGTTCATTCATGGATCTCAGGATTGCTATGGCCTTGTTAGAGATTATTACAACAAAGAAAAAGATACAAAACTTGAACAGTTTCCAAGAGATAACTTTTGGTGGAGTAATGGAGAAGATCTGCTATCAAAGGAAAATTTTGAAAGCGTAGGTTTTCATGAAATAGATATGAGTGGCCTCAAGGTTGGTGACGTTGTATTATTTAGTATAAGGGCAAACGTTGTCAATCATAGTGCAGTGTACATAGGAAATGGGGAGGTATTACATCACTTATCAAATAGGTTGTCACGTAGAGAACCTATTCATATATGGAATAAATATATTGTTTGTTTTTTAAGATATAAGGGAGAATAGCAATGGCATTAAGAAAAATATTTTTATATGGACATCTTGCAGAAAAATATGGAAAAGAGCATAGTTTTGATGTTAATTCTGTAAGCGAAATCTTAAGAGCATTTGAGTGTTCATACAAAGGCTTTGTTAAGGAGATAAGGCTTGATGAATATTATTCTGTTTATTGTGGTCACTCAGTAAGTGAAAAGACATTGTTAAACATTGAAGAGTATTCAATGACTTCAACTGGAGGAGACTATCATGTTGTCCCAATTATATCTGGATCAAAAGGACAGAGCGACAAAGGTGCAGGAAGTATATTGATAGGAGTTGCATTTATTGCAGCTTCGTTTGCCTTTGGATGGAACCCATATTTGTTAATGACAGGTGTTGGATTCTTAGTAACAGGAGCAGCAACATTACTTACTCCAGTAGCAGAAAAAACAAAAAGTCCAGACGATGTAGACAATGGAACATCTTTTGTTTTTTCAAATGCTAAAAATACAGAAAGACAAGGTGGAGTAGTTCCATTAGTTTATGGAACTCACTTAGTTGGCTGTACAACAGTGTCATCATATATGGAAGCAACGAGGTATATTGAGGAGGTGGATAATGGATAATATAAAAGGAAGAGGAAGTGCATCTCAGGAAGCACAATATGTTCCATTTGAGTCTCCAGATACCCTTCATAGTACTGCAACTATAAAACTTATAGATGTCTACTCAGATGGAGAGATAGAGGGACTTATTGACTTAAATGGCAATGTTAGTGCAACGGATGGAGTTTTCTTTGATGGAGCACAATATGCAGAAGGAGGAGTCCCAAGTTTTGAAGGTGTAAAAATGGTTCATAAGGTTGGCACACCAGATCAATCACATATTGCTGGTTTTCCATCAGTGGCAACATATCAAAATGTTAGTGCTCAAGTGTTTAAGGCAGGAGCAGTAACAAGAGCAATCACAGATCCAAATACAGATGATGTTGAAATAACAATAGGGATTCCAGCACTTGCATTTTACTCATCAAAGGGTGATCTTTTAGCATCTACAGTTCAACTTTCATTAGAT